TTATGACAAACCTTAAACCAGCAATCACAAGCCTTCTAACCCGCATCCGAAGTAAAAAGCTAACAGCCGTACTCTTAGCCCTAACCATCCTACTAACCGCCACCCCTGTGAATGCCCTTGCCAGCACCCACGTCCCCGGCTTCCACCATTACAACCCGCCAATCAGATTAAACATAACACAGTCACAAAGAGCAGAATACCCCTACCGCGCTGTTTTCTTAGCCGGCCTCCCCCGGAACCAAAGCCCCGGCCCTTCACATGAACAAAACCACAACACAAGGATCATAACCATCTACTCCCAGCACCCGGTAGTAACCGGTTTTGGCTTTAGATACCTAGCCCCCGGCGGTGCTACCCCCGGCCGGCATGACGGCGGCTACATAGAAATAACAAATGTCCGCAACACCGTAAACCGGCATCTAGATAGAAACCAGCCATCCGTCTTCTTGCAGTATGGGGTAAGGATCGGCACCCAGCAGTGGGCCGGGATACAGGAAAACGGTACCCCCGAATTTTCCCTGCCCGGTAACACAATACACCCGGCAATGCATACCTCTCAGCGCCTGACCTTCGATTTCTTCTACGAATGTTGCAGCAACTTAACAATCCCCGGCCTTACAGACATCCACAATGTCCACTACAACTACATCATGCACTGCGACAACTGCAACGGCACAGAGGGCTGGCGGCCGCCAAGACCGGGGGATCCGCCAGCTTTCGGCCCACCTATCTTACCGCCGGGATTCACTTGGGAAAGTATCGGCGGTGGTCGTTACAATATAATTAGCCCTTATGGTAATCGCTGGACTGTTTGGGGTGGCACAACCCTTACTCGTAATCCTGCGGGATGGATACAAATAGATCATTGGAATGATTGGCAAAGTGTTCCTAACCTTTCTACTCCATATTATGATTTTACAGCAGTAGTCCCCCCACCCTCAACCGGCACTCTCGGCCCACCATCCGCACCACCCGGATCAATCATAACCGGGCCTGATGCAGACGGCAACTATCGGGTAGAGCTCCCCTGTGGATGCTGGATTATCGCACCGCCCGGATCAACCGTGGTGGGCAAAGACAGCAACGGCAACATAAACGTGCAATTACCCGGCGGCGGCTCTGTAACCGTTCCGCCCGGATCAAGTATATCCAGACCCGGTGGAAGTGGCAACGTCAACGTAACACTTCCAGACGGCGAAACAGTAAATGTCCCGCCAAACTCAACAGTAACCAGACCGCCCGGCAGCGGGAACATAAACGTAGAGCGCCCCGGCGGCGAAAGCGTGAACGTCCCACCCGGCTCCACAGTGACAAGCCCGCCGGACAACAGCGGAAGCTTTCAAGTAACCCCGCCCGGCAGCGGTACAGTCCCCGCACCACCCGGCAGTAATGTTGACAATGACGGGAACGTAACCGGCCCAAGCGGCCAGCCGTGGCCGCCAGCGCAAGGCCCCGGCACGCTTCCATGTGGATGCACCCCACTCGGCAGCCACTGTACATGCGGAAGCGCTTGTGGATCTTCTGGCGGCTGTTGCTGGGCAAATGAAGAATACTGGGCAAACCGCCCGCCGTGGACGCCTCCATTTACCCCGGACTTAACCCCGCCGCAATTGCCGGAGTGGAGGCCGCCGCCCAGCAATGAGGGGCAGGGGATCATTGGCGACACCGGGGAGACTGGCGGCACATGGACACTCCCCGGCTGGGGGGATACCGATGTCACGGGTGAAGCGGGGGGATTCAGGGACTTCCAATCGGATGCACAGCAAGGTCTGTATGACTTCATGGGCAACAACACCATTGAACAGGATACGACATGGCGGCCGCCTGTTCAAAACGAGTGGGAATTTCCGCGCCCGCCTGAAAGCGGTGAATGGACCTTTCCTCGTCCACCGGAACAAAATGAATGGATATTCTGGCGACCTTCATCATAAAGGGGTGTAATTGACAATGACAAGCTTAATCAAAGGCGTTGTTGTGTATGATCCTTCGGTTTGGTCGGAGTTTGGCTTCACGGTACAGCGGTATATTGCCAGCTCTGTCAACATCGGAATTCGTGGCTTTGCCGTGATTGTCGGTATCGGGCTGGTCGCGAATATCATCCGCTGGCTGTTGAGGATGTAGACATGCTACAATTTTTACTGGATTCGCTCTTTAGCATGTTTGTACCAAGTCAAGACTTCCTGCTCTGGTGGCAGCAAGATATCTCCGACCGCTTCAACGACCGGATGGGCAACATAATCGGTGCGTTTTCATACATGAACAGCCGCTTTTCCATGTTGAGAGAGTACCGGGATATTCCCGGTATCTTTGAAATAGCGTTCCCGCCCGGAAGTATTTTGCATGGCGTTAGGATGAATATCTTAGCGCCGGCAAGGGACTTTGTTTCATGGATCAGGTTTGTCCTGACCGGCATGACTGTTATATCAACAGCTTTTCTCGTCTATGGCAAAGTAAGACGCGCAATCTCAAAGTAAGGGTGTGATGAAATGGTGATCGAAGCGCTATTGCGAGTCGTCCGATTCTTCCTGATCGCGCTGATCAGTCTGTTGCCAAGGTTCCCAACCGTCCGCCTGGACTTTTTAGATGGCGTCTTTCAACTTCTGAGCCTAACCGACCTGCTCATTGATGTCCGGGTTCTGGCCGGGTGCCTCGCAACAATCATATTGGTTTACAATATAGAATTCTTCTGGAGCATTATCATGTGGGTAGTCCGAAAAATTCCGGGGGTGAATTGATGAGTTTATTCGGCATTTCTTTTTTAGCAGCATTTCTCTTTGTTGTGGTAGCTGACCGATATTTCAAGTTCATGTAAAGGGGAAAGCGCATGGAACCCGCAACCGCTTTTGATCTCGCTACCATCGATTATGGCGTCATCTTCAGACTGATATTACAGCCAATATTCAATCGTGTATACCAGCTTCTTTTTATCCTGTTGGCCGCCTTTCTCGCTTTTCTTTTTTATGCGTTCATCAAATACCGGATAAATCCTTTTCGTATGACTATTGAAAAAATGCGCCGACAACGCATCCGCTTTAAGCTTTTTTCTTTTCTGCGCTGGGCTGTTGTTGACAACGCTGACGCCAAAAAGAACGGCTTGGAGTTTGGCGAATACGGCTTCACCATCTTTTGCGGCCGACAGGGGGCAGGGAAGACCGTTAGCATGGTCGAGTATCTGATCCGGATGCGAAGAAAATACCCTGATTGTATCATCGTAACAAACTTTTCCTTTAAGTATGCCAACCAACAGATGACCGATTGGAAAGACTTCTTTGAAATCCGCAACGGCACAGACGGGGTGATCTTCGCACTTGACGAAATCCACTCAGAATACAGCAACGCCAGCTGGAAAGACTTCCCCGAAGCGTTGTTATCTGAGATCAGCCAGCAGAGGAAACAGCGGATCAAGATTGTTGCCACATCCCAGCAATACAGCCGGGTTGCCAAGCAAATACGCGAACAGTGTTTATCTGTCGTCCAATGCAGTACAATTCTGCGCCGCTGGACATTTTGCAAAGAATACGACGCCTTTGATTATGACCTCTATGTTGCGCCAAATATAGCATCCAGAAAAGCCCGGTTTCGCCACTTCCGCCGCTGGAGCTTTGTGCAAAGCCCATTTTTACGTGAAAGCTTCGACACCTACGAAAAGATAGAGCGGCTCAAGAAAATGGACTTCGAAGAAAGGGGAACACGGCTGCGCGCGTCCGAATAGGATTCGCGAAGCGAACCGATCGGACGCCGCGGCGTGCCTTTCATGGTTAAAATCTAACAAAACGCAAATGTTTGCGCAGTGGTTGACGCCATCCACAGGGGGGCTGGGGAACTCCCCAGAATTGCATAGGCCGGATGGCCGATCTAAATGCCCTTTTCCAAATTGCCCTTGTAGCGGCAGTTGCAGGCCTTCCTGCCACTCCAAACGGCCCCGCCAGCTCCGGATCACCTCAGCCCCATTCCCTTATCCGCCAGAGCCGCGCCCTTACAGCGGCTCATGTGCTTGACCTTGAACCTATCAGCGGACAGCCCGGGCATAGCGCCCTTAACCCCCCGGGGCTAACAGGGGGGTACGATATACAAGGAGTGTTGAAAACGTGAAGTATGACAACCTGATCCTTTTTGACTGGTTTTCCGTAACTTCAAAGTTCGATAGCCCGGAATCCCTGATCAAATTACTTGGTATGGATATCTTATCCTTTGAAACCATAAAAGGCGCAAGAGGCTACCAAGAACGACTTTACTACGATGGTATCAACATCCACTTTGAGGGCAGGGAAGAAGTCTGGTTAGAAATGTCTGGTCAGGGCTGCCGTGCATTTGAGACACACGGGCATGGGGATTGGAAAATACTCTTTGACGCGATCCTCACCGACAAAGACAAAGGCTACAACATCACCCGCCTCGATGTCTCTTTTGACGATCATACCGGTATTTTCGACCTTGCATCTATGCGCAAAGAGATGGAAAACGGCAACTTCGTCTCAAGGTTTAAATACTGGGAAAGTATAAACAGTTCCAAAGGGATTACCCTTTACCACGGCAGCGCAAAGTCTGATGTCCGCTTCAGAATCTACGACAAAGCAGCAGAACGAAACAGGGAAGCAGACGGTCATTGGGTGCGTTTTGAAATGCAAATGCGGGATGACAACGCTACCCGGTTCCTCAATTTTATGGTTTTGCAGGATGTCGGCGAAGTCTTTGCCAAGACGGTCAACAACTATCTGCGCTATATAACCGACCCCGGCAGTGATTCCAACAAAAGCCGCTGGCCTACCGCTGACTGGTGGTACAACTTCATTCACGTATCAGAAAAGATATCCCTATATGAAAAACCCGGCACTGAGTACAACATAGATAAGCTTGAGCGCTATGTTGTCGATCAGGCCGGTGCGGCTACTGCTGCTTATGTAAAACTGGTGGGCTTTGAAAAGTTTCTTCACAAATGCCTGGACAAGCTGGCCTGTACAAGAAACCTTGCATACAATGACCTGATCCGGCAGTACGCTCCTGATTGGGAAGACCCGGACCTTGATGATCTTGTATCTGACCGGTTGAATTACATAGACCTGTATACCGGGCAGGTGTTGTCTCGTTGACTTGTGCAATTTGTATAAACAGGTGATCCGATCAGGGAGATCGATCTTGTTTATAATGTCAAAATGACTAAAGGAGGGCATTATGAACGTCTACAAGATGAAGAAACCGGAAGTAACCTATACAGAGATCACGCATTTTGTCCTTGCTGAATTCAATCGCGGTTACTGTAAAGATGTTGTCGCGAACAAGTTGA